AAGCGATTGCACCGCCTTCTCAAGCGCCTCAAGGTATGCCTGCGCGACGGAGCGCAGGGCGTCGTAATCTTCGATAGCGCACACTGTTACAAACTTCGACTTGTTATGTGCGCTCCGCGTGATCCACGTTTCGCGTTTGGGCGGCATTGCGGGCAGCTTATCCATGAGGCACCTCATCGGTAGCGGCGAGGGCGGCTTTCAGGTGAGTCTTGATGCGCCGCTCGATACGGCTGTACTCGCTACGCACCCACGGTGTCCACGACTCGCCATCCTCTACATCGTCCAGCGGGCGCTTCGTGGAATCATCCAAGTACGTGCAGAGCGCAATAGCAACGTTGTCGTCGCCGTCCTCGTCGCTCAGTTGAACGCCCATCACTGAATCAACGGCGCGCTCCATTTCAACCAGCGCCTCTTTGTACCGCTCCGCGTCTTTGCACACCCCCGCAACGAGGGTGAGCAGGGCGGTGCGGGCCGTATCAGGGAATCCGCCGTGATTGTGTTTATTGCCGCGTTCCCATGCTTCAGCACAGGCCGCATCCACCGCAGCCTCGATGGCTTTGAGGTCAGTCATTGCGTTTCCTTCTGTTTCCAATACACGCAGTGAGACTTGAGCGGTTCACGGCGATTTATATAACCTCCATACGGGGTAGGGCTTTCTCTATGTCCAGGCCCCCACCCCATACACGCAGGCAGCGGCGGGATCTTCACGATATACGTGCAGCGCCCATCACCTGAGGGGTGCATCTTGCCAGCGGCAGTCTTGGCCCAAGCAGCATGGGCGCAATGTGTGCAGTCAATCATTGATGGCTCCTATCGGCCTTGTGATCCACCGCAGCCTCGATCTGTTTGAGGGTGGTCATTGGGCCTCCAAGTCGTTAACCATTGCAATGCGCTTTCCGATCCAAGCCATCACCGGAACGGCCATCGAGTTCCCGAGCGCCTTGTAGCGCGGGCCATCGGATGCAGGCTTGTTGCGGTAGGGGATCTGCGTGTAGTCGTCAGGGAATCCCTGCAGACGCTCGCACTCACGCGGCGTGAGGCGGCGCACCTGCATGGCCTGTTTAGCGAACAGCGACCCATTGGTAGCAGCGGCGTTGCCGTTCCACTTGGTTCCGTAGGTTGAGGTCAGACAGTCGCCGATCTCTTGGAAGGCAACAGCCTGTCCCTGCGCCGTATCAAGCGTGTATGCTACATCCTCCGAAATGCCGTGACCATTGGCGCTTGTATGGGCGGTGCTGATTGCCAACGCGATCTGGCCGCCGCCATTGGCATGACTCCCGGTATGACCCATCGCCCGCAACGTCGGCGCGACCTCGCCCGCATCAGCCCCGTGGTCTTTGCAGGAGAACGCCACCGCCTGCGTCATACCGTTGGTGTCAATCGGCCCCGTGCGCTCGGCCCATGCGTCCGGGTCTTGCCGGGCATTGAACGCCACCGCGCCGACACCGATGCCGCCTCGGCCGCCATTCGGCGTCAGGATGGCATTCGCAACTCCGTCGTCGCTCCATTCCATAGCCAGCGTGAGCGGTGTCCCGCGCCCCGTGCCATCCTCACTGGCGTCGAACCCATCAGCGCGCAATGAATGCGTCACGAAAGTCTCGGTATCGTAGTCAAAGCGACCTCCGACAGTGAGGCAGCGCGATACCCCCCCCTGCATAGCAATCACGGGGTCTTGCCCGCGGGTTTCGCCGGCTCGGCTGAATCCCCGGCCACTTGCGCCAATGCTCGGGCTAAGCTCGTGGGAAGTGTTTTTCTCCGCTTTTCGGCTCGGCGCAGGATTCCCCTGCAAGCTCGCGCGCTCAAAAAGAACCGCGGCGGCAGCGGTCCATCCTCGAGCACTTCCGACAACGAACACGCGCTTCCGTCGCTGGGCCAGTCCGAAGTATTGAGCGTCAAGAATCCGGTAGGCCCACCCATACCCGAGTTCCGCCAGTCCACCGAGGAAGGCTCCGAAAGCGCCTGACTTGTCGGATAGGACGCCGGGGACGTTCTCCCAAACCACCCACTTGGGGCGATAGCGTTCAGCAATCGCAAGGTAGGTAAGGGTGAGGTTCCCGCGCGGGTCAGTAAGTCCCTTGCGAAGTCCTGCGACGCTGAAGGACTGGCAGGGGGTTCCTCCGACGAGAACATCGATATTTGCATCAGGCCATTCCTTGTAGCGGGTCATGTCGCCGTGATTGGGTACGTCGGGGTAGTGGTGAGCGAGTACGGCGCAGGGGAAAGGCTCGATCTCGCTGAAAAATGCTGGGCGCCAGCCAAGCTGATGCCAAGCCACGCTGGCCGCTTCGATTCCGCTGCACACGCTGCCGTAGATCAAGCTACTCATTGACGGCTCCAATCGGTCTGGTGATCCACGCCACATACTCGCGGCAGGGGTATTGCCAGGACTGCACCTGATTAGCCTTGCGGGCACACACCTTGCAATGGGCATTGCGCGGGTAGAACTCACACTCTGGCAACTCACGTTGGCAGCGGCAGCAGATCACGACTGCTTCCACGCCCGCATGATGGCCCGATCCTGACTGGTCAGGCCGTCCGGCCCCACGATGTCAGCGAAGGTCTGGGACATGCGCACAGGACGCACCAGAGGCTTTCTGGCGGCTTTGTAGGCCAGATAGGCCACCACCGCCCACGGGGAGAGCATGAACGCCCAGACGAGGCTAGCGGCCACGGCGACGATCCTCCCATTCCAGCTCCTGCTCGATATCGGCGGTGAGGCACATGCGCTCATCCCACTCATCGATGTCGTGGCCGGTGACTTCCGTGTCCCCGACAGTCAGGGACCGGAGGGAGACGCAGGGGTATTCGGCAGGATCTGTCTCGGTGGCCGGGAAGTATTCCCCCTCCAGGTCATACCCGCACTCGAAAGGCACCCCGTTGTAGTTGAGCGTGTGGGAGTAGGCCCCCTTGTTCTTCTTCGGGGCCCGACCGCTCTGGATCTGCTCGGCGTCCTTGATGTCCATAAACCCTCCGTGACTGACTGAGAGTAATGGTAGGCCAGCGTTTACGAGTAGTCAATAGACTTGTGGCAGAAAGCCCTTTCTGGTAGGGTGTGGACTATGCCCTACGACAGAGAGAAGCGCCGCCGGATGTACACTCCTCTCCAGAAATGGATTGCGGGGCAGCGCAAGGGCGGCAAGACGTTCCCCGATCTCGCGCAGATCCTCGGGGTCCATCCTGTTACCGTGAAATACTACCAGTCGGGTAGGAATAGACCCCATAAGGGGCAGCTGGAGCGCTTTGCCGCGATTACCGGCCTAACGCTGATCGACCTGCTGCGGTAGACGGTTCAGGTCTCGCACCACATCGTCGAGGGTGCGCCAGATCAGAAGCTCCCCACCGGCCTCAACCACTTCCTTTCGGAAGGTCTCCTGATCATCGGTTAGGTTGCGGTCTTTGGTGCCGCCTCTAGGGCCTGCTGGAAGTTTCACTTCGGCCATGTGGAAGCGTCCGCGCCACAAAACCAATAAGTCCACAGGAAGTGCAAGCAGCCATACCTTCGCGCCCATCTTGCGAGCAGCTGCCACCAGTTCTGACTCGTTAGCGTCACGCCTGGAACCATAGAGACGCAGAGCCATTAGACCACCCTCTTCTGGTAGACCTTGATCAGACGATTGGCTTCATTGAGCAAATCGTCGTCGCTCCCAAAGGTATCGCGGAACCTTCGGGGCTCATGAGCCATACTTGGGCCGAGTAGCGTAGTGGCGAGCTTGAGTGATCGGAACCTGTCGTTCCACACTCCACGATGGTGCCAGGGACAGAGCGGGACAGTAGCCTCATCGCCTCGCCTATGAGTCCCTGACAGTAGGTGATGGATATCGGGGTCCTGTCGATACCCATACTTTCGGCAAGCCAGACAGCCAACTCTGTGTAGGTACTGGCAGCGGGTCTTGAAGTCCATGCGTCAAGCATACCCCATCACTTCCTCTGCCAAGTCTGCCGCATTCAGGTGAGGCAGCAGGCGGCAGATAGCATCCAGCGCCTCATGGTAAAACACGAAGAATTCATTTTCAGACATCTTCCCGAATGATATCGACTTTGGGATGTAGCTAGGAATGCCCTTCACTACCGGCCCATCCTCGTACCAGCCAGCCTCTAACTTGATAGCTGTCAGCAGCTTGGTCATGTTAGAAAACCTTTCCTGGTTCTCGTACACAAGTCTGACTAAAGACATAAAGCGCTTGTGGAACTCAAGGTTACGGGCTTTCACGATACGAACCTCCACCAGTTTCCCGGGCGTGAGCGATTGCACGGCCTCCAGAGACTCTGGATCTGTTGGCACAAGGCTCGATAGCCTGCGGGTAAAGATCAGCTTGTCAGTCATCCAGCAAGCCTGTACTTCCCGATGCGCTTGCCATTGGGGAGCTTCACGTTGTCGCAGACGATCCGGTGGCCCTGATCCCGAAGATCCCGGACGCGGGCAGCCAAGCGGAACACGCCGAACCTGTCGAGCGCAGCAAGAGGCGTCAGGGCCTTGCCAGACTTCAGGTGTGTGAGGATCAGATCGCACTGTGACTGACTCATACAAGGTTCTCCCATTGACGAGGACGCCCCTTCATCTGCACATGGGTCCACTTATCGAGTTCCTGCCACGCATCCTGCAAAGCCTGTTCGGCCTTGTGAACGTCCATGGCAAGAGCGTTAGCCACATCCCGCGAGACCTCGGCCTTGTCTTGGGCAAGGTCGAGGGCAATGCGCGCCTGGATGATGGCCTCTACCAGTTCGGTTTCAGTGGTCATGCGATCCCCTTACGCAACTTCCAGAGTTTGAGCAGGCACTCGAAAGCCTGCCAGCCGGTATCGCGCTCCTCCGCTGTCCATTCCTTTGGGACGATCAGCCCCGGAACGTCTACGTCGATGAACAGGTTGATGCACCGGGCATTGGCAAGCCCCATCCCGTAGGCATAGGCGGCCAGCTGGGTCACATGCTCGGGATAGGCCAGATCCTTGTCCGGCTTGATCCCTGACTTAGTCTTAAAATCCAGTACAACGGACTGATTGGCACACTCCCCGACCAGATCCGTTTTCCCGCCGTAACCGCTGGAACTGGCAAAGGATCTCTCCGGGCTCCAGGTGTAGCCGTTGAAGTTCACCCGAAGCCAAGTCAGGACCGGCTCCACAATCGCCATATCCCGCTCAGGAACGCCTACCAGCGGCCCTGCCATGGCCCTCTCCAAGAGCCCATGCAGGTACGTTCCCCGCTCTGAGGCCTTCCGGCCCTGCTCCTGAGAGTCCTGGAGGGCTCTGGCCATGAAGGCGTCATCGGTCTCCCCGGCATTGCGGGGCAGGGTCAGGCAAGCGAGCATGGCCTGCTGGATTTTCCAGCGTTCAAGGCCGGGACTGGCCTCAAGGCGCAGGATGCTGGTGACGGAGGGAACCAGACCGAGTTTGCGGGCATCCCGGAGGGTGGCGGGGCGCAGCTTGCCATTCGCGCCGATCACCTCGTATGCGGGACTTCCGTCAGCCGCGTACCAGCGTGAGCTTTCGGTGGCAAAGCCCGGAACCACTACGGTGTTCATGGGATGCCCCGAATCGGGGCTCCCGTAGCCCTAGCCAGCCATTCCTGAGTCAAGGCAGCCGGGTCGGTCGGATAATCGGCCCATTGGCCTCCTGCGGGGCCGCAGCGCACCGGCCATAATGGGCAACGGATGCTACTGCACTGCGCAACCTGCTCGCGCCATGTTCCCCCTCCGCATTGGGGGTCAAAGATGCAGTCTTTGCATTTGGCGTCTATCGCGTCTCTGAGTGAGGCGGCCATTAGAATCCGATCTCCCGCTCGGAAATCGTGTCATTCATCGGGAAGCGGCTGGAGGTCTGGCCGGCCGGGGGCGGCATCTCCCGGGGTTCCGGGGCACGCAGGCTCCCATCGCGGAGCTTGCGGGCCACACTCAGGGCCTCGGCAGCCCATGCCGTGATATCCATGGGGTCAGAGATGGTCTTGGCATTGATCGCTTGGCCGACCACGTTTGAGATGAACCGCAGCACATCGCCCGGTTCCATCGGCAGTCCTGCCGGGACGCTCTGAGAGGGCGCAGGAGCGATGTACGGGGCCTGACCCTGCACAGGGGCGGGTGGCGCGTAGGTCGCCGCATTGACCGGCTGCTGGCCGCTGGCAAACTTCCAGGACTGGACGAACCAGAGGGTCTTGCCGTTGAATTCGGAGGATTTGGTATCGACTTCGATGACCGCGCCCATCGGCGGGGGCATGGACTTGCCCAGGAAGTAGGCATCCTTGTAGTCGTGCCTGTTGTCGAAATAGACGACGGGCTTGCCGTTCTTGGTCTGGTCGAGCTTAGTGACTGTTGCGGTCATCATCGAAGTTCTCCGGTGTTGGGGGAGGATAGTCTCGCGCATTGCGCTGATTGATCGACTCAAGGAAGTCATGCCATGCAGGATCGGCTTTAAGAATGGCTTGCTCATGGTGCCAGCGCTCGCATTCGGCCAGATCGTCGTCGGGCAGATCGTCCTGCTCGGCTTGCCAGTGTTCGGCCATGCGGCTCATGTTTGCCTCGTTTTGCGGATCAACTCAGGGACAGAGTGTAAACCCTAGACTATCACCCGTGCAAGGAAAATCTAGGGGGAATCGTTTTTGAAAATGCGCCTTAGTAAGCTCATGTCCGAAAACGTCTCTCTCTCTCTCTCTCTCTCTCTCTCTGGTCGCATCCTGTCGTGACTGTCTGGTAGTGCCCGGATCGAAGGGGCGAGCGTGCCCGGGCCTGCCTCCAGGTACAAAAAAAGGGGCCAGCCGGTTAGGACTGGCCCCGAGGGCCCTAGCGGTCTGAGGCTAGGGCGAGGCATTCATGGCTTCATGCCTGAGCCTTGGCAATGGCTGCGCGGGCGATCTTGATAGCGCGCTCAAGGACAATCGAATCGCGCGCACCGTCTAGGCCGTCCACTTCTGCCTTTGCAATTCGAGCCAACGCCTCAAGCAGTTCCGGCGCAGCTGCTATCAGGCGGGCGTCATCCGCCTCAACCTCCCGGGCAATGACCATTGTCACGCCACCTCCAAGGTATGCGGTAATGTCCCGCACACTCTCAGGAAAGTAGGCATCAGTTCGATCCGGTGTCTTGCCGCCTACCCGCCAAGGCCCCGGCGTATGGCCGCTCATGCGGCCACCTGCGGCACAGTGCGCCACTCAAACCCGGTGGCCTCCATGTCGGTATGGAATGCAGACAGCAGTGCGGGCAGTCGCTCGCGCAGTTCGCTTTCAGTGACATCGGCGGGCATTTCAGGCCATACGGCAGTGCTGCGCGCGTATTCCAGATTAGGCGGGCTGTTGGGCTTGCCATCGGTGTACCCGCTACGCCCAAGCCAATAAAGCGTGTTGGCAAGGTAGTGCATCGGGCCATCGGTGCTAGTCAGGTGCCACTTGAGCAGCGGCGCAAGGCCCGGGAAGTGCCGCGCAATTTCATCATGCAGACAACCGCATGATTCTGTTTTGTCCCCGCACAACTTGATATTGACAATGTCTGCCGTGGCCGAAAACGTCATACTGCCATTGCGGCAGTTATCATCGAACCGAAGATTAACCGTGATACTGCGCCCATTGCCAAGCTGCTTCGATGCCTTCCAGGTTTGGGTACTGAAAAGCCCAGAACCGTGCTGCCATTCGTGCCGGTCAAACATGCGGCCAGCTTCGCCATTGATCGTATGTGCGTATTCCATGATTCATTGCCTCATCGTTTGGTTATCGAACAATCCCCATTGCGCCCGCGCAACAGGCATTGCAGGCTAGAGCGCGCCAGAATTGCTGCGTGAAAAGATGCGCGAGCGTGAGTCAATCTCAGCCTGCCATGCATTGTCTGCAGCATACTTGGCAGCCCTGGCAGCAATCAGCGCCGGATCAGTGTCGAGTTCCGGCGTGTACCTGAACTCAGCGGCCTTTCGCCCATGCACCCTCACAAGTTCGGCATGGAACAGGTCATCCGCGTTGCATGCAACCAAATACAGGTCATGTATTACCGAATGACTCACGACGCACCTCCCGTGGTATCCACGCACACAATTACCAGCAGCCACCATGCCAAAACGCACGCTACCCACAGTCCCAGCCTAAACCGGGGGGCAAGCCAGCCCTTGTCGGCATAGTCGGGGCGGATCACAGAATCACCCGGCAGACAGCCCGCGACAGCGGCCATGCGGCCAGTCCACACATGGCCAGTATCCCGGCGATCATGAGCGCACATCGTCATGCGTGACAGCAGCCATGCGCTTGCGCTCGATGGCGCGGATTGCGCGGGCAGCTGGTCTGTCATGCCATGATGCGGTTGCGCTTGGCACTGCCAGTTTCCCATCATGGGCGGCAGACACGCATCCGTGCACAATGGTGCCTTCCGGACTCCACGAACGATAAGGCGCATAGTCCGGCCTGCCGCATGTGTTGCATACCTTGATAGCGATCACGAGCGCACCACACGGGCAGACTCACGGGCCAAGCGGGCGGCCTCAATCCAGTTACGGGAAGCCTGGAGATAGAGACCGGGCCAATAGCCGCCAGCCTTAGCCTTGTAGGCCAAGCGGATGCAGTTCCGCGCAGCTGCCAAGTATTCGTTGCGTGTCATGTTCGTTGCCTCAATTGTTATGCGAAGGTCTAGCCCTTCCCATAGCGCCCGACATGGCAGGCGCTACAGGTAGGGTTAGGCGCGGCCTTCCTCAAACAGCGCAAGGCGAGAAAGTGATTCGGCGATAGCAGCGCCCAGGGATTGATAAATGGGGCGGCTGTCATCCGGCATGGCATCGCCATACAGCACAAAGGCCGATTCACCATCACCAACATATCGCTCGATAGTTACGCTTGCCCATTGGTTTTTGATGGTCAGATAGTCACCATCAAACCCGCCCATTGCCTTCCCTACCTGTTTGACTGACGCCATGTTCGTTGCCTCGTTTCGTTGTAGCTGGCCCGGTGCCAGTGAGTGAAAGATAAACCATAGACTACTACCGATGCAATAGGGTTGACGGCCCGAAACAAAGAAAGTTTAGGCAATGGACTACGAATGAGGGATTTATTGGGAAGGCAGGCAGCCTGGATTGCGCCTATACCCAAGCTGCCATGCCTAGATCCTTTCGAGGGATCAGCCCGGAACGGTGCCGGGCATAGATGCAAGACTAGCAGCGGATTGTACGTAGTGCAAACTATGCCCCTTGAGACTGTGACCGGATGAGCGTATAAGCCTAGTTGCCAGCTTAACCCCGGTAGCTCCGGGGCTGTAGCCTTCCCGCATCGGCGCGCTGGCAGTCTCTCTTGGGTATGCGGGTGATGATGCGGCCACACTAACCCGGTAGCCTTTGGAATGCCTGAGCGGGGAAACCACGCGGGCTTGCATTCCGAGACTAGTCACCCGGGGCCCCCGAATAGCTAGCGCGCAGCGGCAGACATGGGAGCGCGACAAGGGGCAGGCAGCTGGCAAGCTACCTGGATGAAGCATGTCCCGGCAGTGGCTCCATACGGGCTTACCTTGTCGGCGGATCGGGCGTAGGCTCAATCCGTCCGGCGAGTTCACCACCGGGCTTAGTTCTCTTCCTGGATAGTCTCTATACCGTGATACAGACAGGCTTGAGACAGTCAAAGACTCTTCCGGGCATAGTCAATCGCGAGCCCGGTAAACCCTTCCCGGCTTTGACTGACTCGATACCCTGTAACCGTGACAAGTGATGGTAGGCTAGAGCATATGGACTACTTCGTATTCGCTGAGGGTTGGCGCGGTTGGGCTAGTGCCTTGGCCGGGCTGTTCCTGGTGCCATTGTTTACCCTGGCTGCTAGCGTTGTCTTGTGGGTTGCATTGAAGCTGCTAGGGCTAGTTGTATTTGCCCTAACTCACTGATAGGGTTGCAGTTATCCCCTTTCCGCGTGATGTAGGGCCTAAGCCCGGAAGCTAGGCCCGGCAGACTCTCGATCCCTATAGTCCGCTAAACCCTCTAGGAGTGGCGTTAGCCACTCTCTTAGCCTCTTGTCCAAGATCAGCCTATCATTGGGCGTATACCGGTTTACCGGTACTCCGTGTACTGGTTACGGGTAGTGCGAGGTCGTGGAACAGGTATCCCATGCCTCTTCCCTTCCTTTGGACAGACTAGCCCTCCCCTCCTAGCCCTCCCTCCTGGCCTGTCTTAGCCTTGGCCCGGATCGTCCTACCCTCCGAGACTGGCGGGCTCTCCGAGTCTGAGAAAGTCTTAGGCAGGGGGGGTGGGGGGCCGGATGGCTCGCGCGGGGAGATAAGAGGCCTCCCCCACAATGAGCGTTCTAAGTCTTAGTAGCGCGCAGACTATGAAGGAGTAGGGCCTTCTACCAATCAGTAGGACAAGGACTACTCAGTAAAGGGGCTAGTCAAACCAAGGGGAGCGTGTAGACTACGGGGAACTTGGGAGGGTTCATGAAGCAGACAGTGCTGATTCGCTCGAAGATCCTGAAGCTCATCCAGAACCTGCGGATCTACATCTCCTGCCTCCCTGAGACGGAGATGGAGGCGCTGAAGAAGCTCCAGGACCCTGAGGTACATTTGAGGATTGCCGACTATGCGTTGAACCAGTTGGGGGCAGATGTCCCGGTACCGGGGGTGAGTCCCGAGTACTTCAACAAGACCAAGAGGGCCATAGCCAAGGTTCCGGGGATGAAGCCCAAGAAGAGGCGGTACCGGAAGTTAGCCGACACATGGAACAAGAAGAAGGATGTTCCACGTGAAACCTCAGTTGAGGTAGGGGCTCTATCCGAAGAGACGCGAGCATCTATTGCTATCGCACAACCCTCTGAGGCAGCCCAGACATTCAACCACGAGACCCAGGAGGCGATGCTGGAAGCCAGAGCAATGGGCCATGGCTAGGGGAGGGCCTCGCCCGGGAGGATTCCACAAGGGCCATAAGTTCAACCAGGGGCGGACCAGGACCTCTACCGCCGCCATCACGGATGAGCCCAAGACAGAACAGAAGGCCAAACCGGGACAGGATGTCGTCCAGATGCTCATGTCGGCCATCCGAAAGAGAGGGGCCAAGAAGTTCTTCGCAGAACTCCCGGCCAAGGATCTGGCCATGCTCGCAGGTCGCCTGCTGCCCAAAGACTTCAACGTGAACAGTAATTCGAGCATCAGTATCTCGATCAACCTCTCCACCTCCCCACCTCCCGTAGAGGGTCAGGTTCTTCCGGGACTGACTGAGCAGGACGTACTCGCCCAAGCCGTGAAGGCCCATACCCTGTCTATCCCCATGCTCGATGAGGATGAATGAGTACCTTCCACTACACCTCCCCAGGTCCCGTCACAGACAAGTTCTTGCAGTCCATGGCACGTACCTGCGGGATTAAAGGCCCCCTGGGCTCGGGCAAGAGTACGGCCTGCATCATGAAACTGCTCGCTATCGCAGCACGACAACCCATAGCCCCGGATGGTAAGCGCCACTCCAGATTCGCCATCATCCGCAACACCTACGGGCAACTGGAGTCCACCACCATCAAGTCATGGCACCAGTGGATTCCTCAGAGCATCGGTATCTGGACGGCTAAGCCCCGCCCTACCCATATCCTAGAAGATGATCACCTGCACGCCGAGTTCATGTTCACAGCGCTCGATCGCCCCGATGACATCGGCAAACTCCTGTCCATGGAACTCACAGGAGCTTGGATCAATGAGGCCCGCGAAATCCCCAAGGCCATCCTCGATGCACTCACTGGCCGTATCGACAGATATCCCCCGAAAACATGGGGCGGGGCTAATCGCGCACAGATCATCATGGATACCAACCCGCCGGAAATCCATCACTGGTGGCATGTGGCCGCTACACGGGATCGCTCCACTAACCCCAATAGCCGCCTCGTCGATTCCCTGGAAGCCGCAGAACTGGCCGTCGGAGAACGACTCTACGAATTCTTCGATCAACCTTCTGGCCTGGCCCCAAACGCCGAAAATATCCAGAACCTCTCAAGCGGCAAGAACTACTACCACGCCATTTCAGCAGGCAAGAGCGAAGAGTGGATCAAGGTCTATATCCACGGCGAATACGGCTTCGTCCAGGACGGCCTCCCCGTATTCACCGAATACCGAGAATCCATGCACTGCCGGGATTTTGAAACTAATCCACACCTGCCTATCTTCGTAGGAATCGACTTCGGTCTCACCCCAGCCGCTGTTATCGGCCAACGGCAGATGAACGGCCAACTGCGTATCCGGCACGAAATCATCACCGAAAACATGGGTGCCAAGCAGTTCGGACGCCTGCTCTCTGACTTCATCAAAGGCCACTACCCGGGCTACAAAATCGAAGCCATCACAGGCGATCCCGCAGGAGAACAACGCGCAGGCACCGATGAGGCTACTCCCTACCAGATGCTTGAGTTGTCGGGGATCAAGGCAAAACCTGCCCACACCAACGACTTCTCCGTGCGCCGCGAAGCCGTCGCCAAACACCTCTCGGAACTGATCGAGGGGGAGCCCGGAATGATCATCCACCCCCAATGCGCCCAGCTGCGCCGGGCACTGGCCGGAGCCTACCGATACAAGCGCGTACAGGTCTCTGGAGATGACCGCTACCACGAGCAGCCAGAGAAAAACATGAGTAGTCACGTTTCGGACTCGCTCCAATACGCCTGCTTAGGAGTCGGCTCCGGCAAGATCCTGCTCTCTGGCAAGATGCGTGATGGGACACTCAAACGCTTCGACTACGCCCTGACCTGACCTTGATTTTGCCCCTCCCCTGAACAACCCTTCGGACACATCTAGGAGTCGATGATGACAGAGCCTGCTGCTCGCCTGACCCCGCCTGTCACCCGTATCCAGCGAGAGCGGATGCGTGATGTCATCGAGGAAATCAAACCCCTGCTGGCCGCTCACTACCGGGAGATCGCCCACTTCGCGGACATCCCGCTCGATCCCGACTACTCCCGCTACACTGAGATGGAACTGAAGGGGGTGATCCGCATCTTCACAGTCCGCGACCGTGAGCAACTGGTCGGCTACGCCATCTACTTCGTCATGCCCTCCCTCCACTACCAAGGTTCCAAGCAAGCCTTCCAGGACATCCTCTTCCTCCATCCCGCCTATAGAAAGGGCTTCATCGGCGCAGATCTGATCCGCACTGCTGACGATGCGCTTCGGGAAGAAGGGGTCCAGGTGGTTCGCCAGCATGTAAAGGCCGCCCACGACTTCGGCAGGCTCCTGACGCATCTGGGATACGAGATCGAGGATCACATCTACACGAAGAGGCTGGATCGCTGATGGGCGCTTCACTCTCTGCCATCGTCAGTTACTTCGGGGGCGGTACTGCCGCCGCTGGAACTGCCGCAGGAGCAGGTTCAGCAGCGGCTGGTACGGCTGCTGGAACAGCCGCAGGATCTGCTGCTGCCGGAACCGCCGCAGCAGCCGGGACTGGCGCTGCCGCAGCAGGCACTACCGCCGCTGCCGCTGGCGGCGCTGCTGCCGCAGGGACCGCCGCAGGCTCTACGCTCGGAAGCACCATCCTCCAAGGGGCTGCAACTGCCGCCGTTGGCGCTGGCGTCTCTGCCGCCTTAGCCCCCAAGGCACCGAAGGTTCCCGGTGGCCCCGCAGTTCCTAACCAGAACGATGCGGTCAACGCCGCCAACGCCCAGAACGATGCCCTGCGAAAACGCCGGGGCGTCTACGCCAACATCCTGACACAGAGTTCGGGCGGTAATCCGGGTCTCCAGACCGGCTCCGCGCCGTCCAACAAATCGACTCTTGGATGAAGGAACCCGTCGCCATCGGCAAGGCCCGGGATCTGCTGCGCCACCTGCACGGTGAACACGCACCCGACGCCTACGTCACCCTCACGACCGATGAGGGTCTGGATCTCGTGGAGTTCCTACTGAGCCAGAACCCGGACTTCGGACTCCTTGCCCAAGACGCCGATGAGGCGCGCAGGCAGCGAGATCCCACCATCGTCCTCCAGCACTTTGAATTGCTCGGCCTTCCCATCCTCATCAGCGATGAGACAGTCCATTGAAGCGCCTTGATCTCACCGGCAGACGGTTCGACAAACTGGTTTGCGTGGCAGACATCGGCAAGCACAAGACTGGCTCTCGCCTTTGGCTGTGCCTTTGTGATTGCGGGAACCATGTCACCAAACGGGCTGGCGTCTTGACCGCAGAGAATCAGAAGCAGTTGGCTTGCCACCCTTGCGGGGACAAAGCCAAGCGTGCCGCCACTACGAAGCATGGCGCGGCTCCAGCATCCGGGGCCGACCGCCTGTACCGTATTTGGGCAAACATGAAAAACCGTTGCAGCAGGAATACCCCAAAGAACAAGTATTGGGCGGGTCGCGGCATTACGGTATGCGATGCGTGGCAGAGTTATCCGAACTTCAAGATATGGGACATTAACAATGGCTACATGGATGGCCTAGTTATTGACCGCATAAACCCGGAAGGTCATTACGTTGCAGAGAACTGCCGCTGGGTTACTCCCTCACAGAATACGATCTACTCGCTGGATCGTCGCTACGGGAGGGACAAGTAATGTCCGATGATGCAGAGAGTTTGATCAAACATCATGAGTTTCTTTGGGGACAGCAAGCAAACTTTCGCATGTTGTGGAATACGATTGCGTCCTATGTTTTGCCCGCATGGGACAACTTCATTGGCGAGTGGTCGGAAGGCATCAACCGCAACCAGCGCATCTTCGACTCCACGGCCATCACCGCGAACGAACGCTTCGCAGCTGCCATGGAGCAGATGCTCACCCCACGTACCCAGCAGTGGCACACCCTGACCACGGTCGATCCAGACCTCAACGCCGACCTGGAAGTTGCCGCGTACCTCGATCAAGTCACCAAGATCCTCTTCGCTTCCCGCTATCGGCCACAGGCGAACTTCGCCTCTCAGGCCGATGAGTGCTACATGAGTCTTGGGGCATTCGGGAACGCTGCGATGTTCACCGACGAGATCGTGGGCAAGGGCATTCGCTATCGCTCCGTCCCGCTCTCAGAGATCGTCTGGGCGATGAACCACGCAGGCTTCGTCGATACGGTGTACCGAAAGTTCAAGTTCTCGGCCAAGCAGGCCGTGAACCAGTGGGGCAAGAAATGCTCCGAATCCATCCAGAAGCAATACTCCATCAATCCATATGCTGAGATGGAGTTCCTGCATTGCGTCAAGCCCAATGACGACTACAAGGAACGCGGCTACGGCTACGAGGCGATGTCCTATGAGTCCTGGTACCTTTGTCTCAAGGATCGGTCGGTTATTGAACGGGCGGGGTATCGCTCCTTCCCATACGCCATCTCCCGCTACCGACTCGCCCCCCGCGAACACTATGGACGCGGCCCCGCAGTCGCCGCTCTCCCCCACATCAGAACCCTAAACGAGCAGAAAAAGACGGCTCTGCGCGCTGGCTCTCTGGCTGTGGAACCGCCTCTGCTGCTTATGGAAGAAGGCGCACTGACGCCCTTTAACCTTCGCCCGGGCGCGCTCAACTACGGCACGCTCTCCGCTGATGGCACACCCCTTGTCCAGCCCCTGCAGATGGGCGGGAAACTGGAGGTGGCCGAAAAACTGATGGAGATGGAAGCCTCATCGATCAATGACAGCTTCCTCACGACCCTGTTCCAGATCCTTGTGCAGACCCCAGAGATGACGGCGACCGAAGCCCTCATCCGTGCGCAGGAAAAGGGGGAGATGATCGCCCCCGCCATGGGTCGGCAGCAGTCCGAGTTCTTGGGGCCGCTCATTGTGCGGGAACTGGACATTCTACAGGCCGCAGGCCAGTTGCCTCCCGCTCCCCCGCAGTTGGCCGGGAAGGGCGGCATCAAGATCGAGTACACCAGTCCTCTGACTCGCGCCATGCGCGCACAGGATGGCACGGCGATCATGAACACGATCCAGGCCATCGGCACCATGGCGAACCTCGACAAGAGCGTACTGAACCTCTTGGACTTCGTGGACGCAGGACGCGAGCTTGCGATGATCAACGGGTGTCCCCCGAAGCTTCTTCGCACCAACGATCAGATCACCGAGCTGATGCAGCATCAGGCCGATCAGGCCCAGCAGCAGCAGGCGCTCCAGAGCGCCCCGCAGGTCTCGATGGCTGCGAAGAATCTCTCGCAGGCTCAGTTGGCCTCTGCTCAGGCCGCTCAGGCGGGCCAAGGAGGACAAGGTGCCTAACCCGAAACCCGGAGAGAAGGAACAGTCGTACATCGCCCGCTACGTGCGCTCAAAGCGCGCGCAGAAAGACTTCCCTGACCAGAAGCAGCGCCTCGCTGTCGCCTATAGCGAGTACGAGCGCAAGGGGAAGAAGAAGTGATCTACAACTGGAAGGCAGACGCCAATCCCCCCACCGCAGACTCATTGCAGTTCACAGCGGATGGCTTGGGATCTGACATCGTTCCGGTGTTCGATCTGGAACTCTCAGAAGTCGCCTTGGGGAACGTGCAGTTGTACTGGCCCAATTGGGGCTTTGACACCTACACGCTCACTATCAATGGCGTTGATCAGGCTCCTGCAAATGTCCTCAAGACCGTGATCTCAGGACTTCTGGTGGATACGCAGTACACCTTCCGAGTCACCGGCAACACCGCTGGCGTCCCTGTGCTTCGCACCAATGAGCGTAGCTACAGTTACTCTGATAACGAGACTGCGACCGTGACGTACATGCGACGCATCCGTCCGTTCCCGTCCGTGGGGTTCAACTAATGGCCCAGCAAGTCATCGGTATCGGTACGATCCCCAATGATGGAACGGGCGACACTGCTCGTACCGCTTTTGGGAAGGTCAACTCTAATTTCGCCGAGTTGTATGCTGGGCTTCTAGTTTCTATCGCCAAGAACAAGGCTGCGGACCAGTCGGTAGCGACAACCACCCTTACCGATGACGCTGATCTTATCTATGGCATTACGGTAGCCGGGACATATTCGATCACGATGTTCTTGCAGCAGACGGCAGGGGGTTCTGGAGGCATTAAAATCTCTGTAGCCTATACCGGGACGCTCACAACTGCTCAATCTAGTTTTGCTGCATTTGGCACCGCCAATGGAGCCACCTTCAATTCCGGAAGGGTTGCAATCAATAGTTCAATGACATGGGCTACAACCTCAAACAATACGGACGTTATCCGTGTCGAGGCCGTTCTTGTTGTAACTGGTGCTGGTAACGTTAAGCTTCAGTTTGCAGAGAATACTGCATCGAGCATACCAACGATCGGCAAGTCATCCTACATGATCGTTACGAAGATCGCCTGATGGCGGCGCAACCGAAAACTGACATGGCCGAGGATGCGCACTTTCGCATCGACGACCTCGCGCGCGATCACGCTCAGACCAAGGAGCAGATCAAGGGGCTCATGCCTGCTGTCATGGCTATCGTTGCTCATGAAGTGAACAAGCAGGTGAAGGAAGCCATCGACAAGTACCGTGAAGAGGACAAGGCGGAAGATCGCAAGATGTTCCAGCAGATGCTCGACAAGTACGAGTCTGGCGAGGAAGAGATCACCAAACACGGAACCGTGGAAACGCCCGATGGCGTCCACAAGATGACTGTCACAGAAACTCGGCGCAGGAAGAAGTAAGGAACTCACATGGCATCGTTTACCAATGGCACAGAAGCAGCCCTGTTGCAGTTGATCTTCAACGCAACCAATTGGGCGAACATCGCTGACAACACGGCGACGGCTCCGCTGACCAACCTGTTCGTCTCGCTCCATACCGCCGATCCTGGCGAATCGGGTTCCCAGACGACCAGTGAAGCGGCCTACACCGGCTACGCCCGCGTATCGGTTGCCCGTACATCGGGCGGCTGGACGATCTCTGGCACTGACCCGACTCAGGTTGTGAACGCCGGTACGATCACGTTCGGCGCTTGCACGGCAGGCTCTGAGACCGAGACCTACTGGGGCATCGGCACACTGACCAGTGGTGCTGGTGTGTTGCTGGCCTCTGGCCCCATTGGGCCGGTGGCGGGCCCGTACTTGGACTTCACCTGCACCAGTGCATCGCCGGGAACGCTGACGATCCCGGGTAGTTCGTATGCGGTCAATGACCGTATCGCAGTGTTCCACGACCCGTCCTCGACGCTGCCCACGGGTATCACGGAAGGTACGGTGTATTTCGTGGGTACTGCGACGGGTACGGCAATCACGCTTTCGACCACGACTGCCAACGGTACGCCGGTCAACACTTCAAGTGTCGGTGCGGGTGTCTCGTACAAGTGCAGCCCGCTTGCTGTGTCGGCGGGCATCACGCCGATCTTTGCCGCCAGCGCCCTCAAATTCATGTCGAACTAATCGGAGCAATTTATGGCACAGGGTTTCAGACTTATTCTCGATTCGTTGCAGACTCCGGGCACGGCAGTCACTGCGGCGGCTCGCACTTCACTCACGGCAGGTGGCGTGGCGACGGCCAGTCGTTTCACCATCCCCGGTGGCATGATCAAGTATCCGGGCGACATCATCGAAGTGATTGCGAGTGGCATCATTTCATGCGTTGTCACGACGCCCGGAACCGCTCGCTTCGATCTGGCCTTTGGCACCACGCTGGGTACGGCCCTGTTCGACACGCAGGCCATGCCGCTGAACATCGTGGCGAGAACAAACGTGCTGTGGTCGCTTCGATTGCGTGCAACCTGCACGGCTCCCGGCATCACCTCCAACTGGGTGTGGGATGGCGAGTGGCTGTCCGAGGCGATGATCAACACTGCACTCCAGGCGACTGGCCCCGGCCCCGGCGGCACGAAGGTGCCTTACAGTGGAACTGCGACGGGCGCGTCGAACGTCGTTTCGGCTTCTACGTTCAACACGACTGTATCGAACATCATGGATCTGAACTTCACGCAGACGGTGGCGACGGGTTCGATCACGCTTCAGCAGATGGATCTGTCCTTGATCACGGCCACGGGCTTCTAGGATGTGGCCCATGATCAGATAAGCCGTCGCGGGAGGCGGTAGGCCATGTCTACCGTCAACCAATACTCGACGCTGACCTCGGCGGCGACTGATACCGCTGCTCCCGTCCTTACGTGGGCAGAAGGTCAAAACTTCGGTGTCCGTGATAACGTCACGGGCGACCTGTGTACGTGGAATTACACCACGGCCAACACAAACTTGCGCCTCTATACGTCGCAGGACAATGGCGCTACGTGGGTATTCCAGCAGACTGTTGCCGTTACTCAGAATGGCCTGCTGGATGTTACGCAGGATGTAACGAACGGCGCAGTTCATATGCTGCTGTTCGACCCTGCGGGGGTCACCGGAGCGCTGGTTCACAAGCGGGTTACGCTTACTCGCGTCAGCGGCCATGTCACAGGCTTCTCGGTCGCAGCGACGGTCACGCTGCCCGACCCCGGCACGACGGCCAACTTTGACCCGAAAGGCAAGATCGGCATTTTCACGTTCGGCGGTGCCGAGCGGATTGTGGCCCTCTACGGTCGTGGCACGACGGCTGGTGGCGATCTTGTCTACTACGGCACGCAGTCATCGTCTCTGACCCCATCAGCCACGACCAACTTCGTTGATCTGCCAGGTACGGGTGGTGCAGGGTCTGAAACCCTCGCCATCAACCTGACGGACGGCACCGGAAGCCGGACGAACCACACGTTCTGGGCGGGACTTGCACAGATCAGCAGCACCGAAGATTTGGTGCTGTTCGTCGGCCGAGTGTTCTCCAGCGACACCGTGGCGACGACCACGGGCGCGCTCAACACGCAGTGGTACAAGACCCTCGCCAAGGGTGCGAGCGGTTGGACGGCCCCGACCAGCACCACGGCGGGCACGACGATCCTGACCGACAACGGGACGAGCAACCCGTTTCTTAATGCCATCACATCGGGCGCTGGGCGCGCCTATGCGCTGCTCAATGACCCGGCCAACGGCGTCAAGGCGTTCTACGTCGATTCGGCGGGTTCGCTTACCACGATAGCCGGAACGCCGCTCAGTACGGCGAATCGTGGCGGCTTTGGCACATTGTCAGTGGATTCCCTTGGGAACATCCACTGCGTCTACGGCACGATAGACAGCACAGACGCTGTATTTGCTGCTGGCTTTGCATACTACAACGG